ATGCTGAAGCAGCTGAACGGGCGCGAGCTAAGGCTGAAGCGCAATCATGCGCGGCTGCTGGAGCACCAACACAAGCCGCGTGACCTCGACCTTCGGACCTGGCTGCTGCTGGGGGGACGGGGGTCGGGCAAGACCTTCGCCGGGTCGGTCTGGATCGACGTGCTGGCCCGCAACAATGCGGGCATCACCCTGGCCCTGGTCGGCCCCGCTCTGCATGACGTGCGCGAGGTGATGGTGGAGGGGGCGTCGGGGATCAAGGCGCTGGCCGAGCCGGGGGATCGGCCGCGCTGGGAGGCGGGGCGGCGGCGGCTGGTGTGGCAAAACCAGTCGGCGGCCTATGCGTTTTCGGCCGAGGACCCCGACAGTCTGAGAGGGCCGCAGTTCCATGCGGCCTGGGCCGACGAATTCTGCGCCTGGCGGCGGCCGGATCGGGTGCTGTCGAACCTGAGGTTCGGCCTGCGGCTGGGGACCGATCCGTTGCTGGCGGTGACGACGACGCCCCGGCCGATCCCGGCGCTGCGCCAGCTGATGGCCGAGGCCGGGACGGTGACGGAGCGGGCCGGGACGGCGCTGAACGCGCAGAATCTGTCGCCGGGCTTCCTGGCGCATCTGAACGACATCTATGGGGGCACGCGGCTGGCGGCGCAGGAGCTGGAGGGGCTGGTGGTCGAGGGCGAGGGCGCCCTGTTCTCCATCGAGGAACTGAGGCGGGCCAGGGGCGCGCGGCCGCCCGAGCTGGAGCGGGTGGTGGTGGCGGTCGATCCGCCGGCGACTGCGGGGGGCGACGCCTGCGGCGTGGTGGTGGTCGGGCGAAAGGACGGCCGGGCCTTCGTCCTGGCCGACCGGACGGTTCGGGGACGCTCGCCCAGCGGCTGGGCCGCCGTGGTCTGTCAGGCCGCGCGCGAGTTCGGGGCGCAGGAGGTGATCGCGGAAGGCAATCAGGGCGGCGACATGGTGCGCGCGGTCCTGGGGGCCAGCGACTGTCCCGCCAGGATCGAAATGGTCCACGCCTCGCGGTCCAAGGTCGCGCGGGCCGAGCCGGTGGCGCTGCTGTACGAACAGGGGCGGGTGATCCACTGCGACGCCTTTTCGGCGCTGGAGGAGGAGATGCTGGCCCTGGGGGCCGAAGGCGGACCCAGCCCCGACCGGGCCGACGCCCTGGTGTGGGGGATCACGCGGCTGATGCTGGAGACGCGCGCGGCCGGGCCGAGGATAAGCCGGCTTTAGGGGACCACGACCCGTCATTCCGGGGCGTTCGAAGGACGAACCCGGAACCCAGGGGGCGTTCGAAATGCCGGGGGTCGGCGCTGAGAGGCGGCCCTGGCTTCCGGGTTCCGCGCGGAGCGCGGCCCCGGAATGACGACCTCATTTATTGCACAGGAGAAACGATATGCCGGCCATTCCCGAGCGGGACGGATTGCTGAGCCATGGGCGCGAGGCCGGGGGACCGGCGCGGCGGGCGCAGGCGGTGACGCCCAGCGACACGACGGATCTGAACGCCTACGCCAAGGCCCTGTATGTCGGGGCGGCGGGCAATGTCCGTGTGCTGACGACCGGCGGCGAGGATGCGGACGCCGTGACCTTCGCCAACCATCCGGTCGGCTGGCTGCCGGTGCAGGTCCGGCGGGTGCTGGCGACCGGGACGACGGCGGGTCAGATCGTGGCGGTCTTCGACTGATGCCGGGGGTCGAGGTGGGGGCGGCGTCGGCGGCGCCGGGCGGGGTGCTGGGGGCGGCGCGGTTCGCCGTTCCCGACCTGCCCGCCTGGTCGGCGGCGGTCAGGACGATGCAGGCGGGCGGGCGCGAGGCGCGGCTGCTGTGCATCGGCGACAGCGTGACGCAAGGGTTCGGCGGGGTCGCCGGCGGTTGGACGCCCAATGCGCGGGCCGGCGCCTGGCCCGAACGGCTGGCGGCGGCGATGAGCGGGCGGGGCCTGCCGACCTCGGCGGCCTGTGTCGCCGGAGCGGGCGCGGCGGACGGGGCCAGCGGCGGCTATGGAGCCTATGATCCGCGCGTAACGCTGGGGAGCGGCTGGAGCGTCAACGCCCTGGCGGGACTGGGCGGGCGTCTGTTTTCCGGCGCGGCGTCGTCGGCCGGGAGCTGGAGCTTTCAGTCCGATGGGGCCGTGGATCGGTTCGACCTGTGGGCCGTGACCAATACGGCGCTGGGGGTTCTGACGGTCGAGACCGACGGCGCGGTGCGGGCCACGGTCAACACCACCAAAGCCGCGTCGATGGAGATCACGACCGTCGCCTTTCCAGAGACCAGCGGGCCGGTGAGCGTGCGCTGGGCCTCGGGCGGGGCGGTGTTCGTCGTGGGCGGGGTCGCCTGGCGATCCGAGGTGAAGCGGGCGCGGGTGATCAACGCCGGCTGGGGCGGGGCCAGGGTCGCGGACTGGATTACGACGGACCAGCCGTACCGCGCCTATGGAGCGCTGCCGGTCGCGGCGCCGGATCTGACGGTGATCGGTCTGACGATCAACGACTGGAATGCGGGGACGGCGGTCGCGACCTATCGGACGCAACTGGGGCAACTGGTCGACCGGGCGGCGGCGACGGGGGACGTGCTGCTGATGACCGGCTGTCCGTCCGATCCGTCGCAGGGCAAGGCCAGCTATGCGGTCCAGACCGCGATCCGCGACGCGGTGTTCGAGGTCGCGACCGCCAAAGGTCTGGCGGCGCCCATCGACGGGGCGGCCCTGTTCGGCGGCGCCTTCGCCGGCGGCCTGATGTTCGACGCGGTCCATCCCAATGCGGCGGGGCAGGCGCGGATCGCCGAGGCCGTGCGGGCGCGAGCGATGATCTGAGATTGTCGATCCGTCGCGTCGAATGATAGGCGTGAGGAATGGGGGAGCGGTTCTACGGGGTGCAGGCGCTGCGGTTCGCGGCGGCGACGACGGTGGTCGCGGCCCATGCCGTGGACCTGGCCGGGACGCGGCTGGGGCTGGCGACGCTGGCCGGGGACGGGCCGCTGGCGGATTTCGGCGCGGTGGGCGTGGACGTCTTCTTCGTCATCAGCGGCTTCATCATCGCCACGACGACGCGGGGGCAGGCGGGCGTAGAGGCGGCGGGCGCCTTCCTGTGGCGACGGTTTCGCCGGGTGGCGCCGATCTACTGGCTGCTGTCAGCGCCGATCCTGATCGGGATGGCGCGGGGCGGGACGCTGACGCCGGATGTGGCGGCGGCGACCTTCCTGTTCTGGCCGTTCAGCGGGCTGGAGATGACGTTTCCGGCGCTGGGGCCGGGGTGGACCCTGTGTTTCGAAATGCTGTTCTACGCCGCCTTCGGCTTGGCGATGGCGTTCGGGCGGCGGGTCGGATGGAGGCTGGTCGGGGTCTATGCGGTCCTGCTGGTCGCCGGGTTTTACGTGGCGGCGCCGGTGCTGAGGTTCTGGGGCGCGCCGATCGTTCTGGAGTTTCTGCTGGGCGTCGGGATCGCCGGGATCTGGCGGTATATGCCGCGCAGTAGCGGGGCGTGGGCGGTCGGGCTGGGGCTGGTCGCGCTGGGCCTGACGGCGGTGGTCGGATACGGGCGGATCGACGGGGTGGACGCCCTGAACGATCCGGCGACGGGGATGGGGCGCGTCTTGATTTGGGGCCTGCCCGGCGCGCTGCTGGTGTTCGGCGCGGTGCGGATGGAGCGGCTGGACCGGGCGCCGGGCAGGGTCGAGCGGGCGGCGGCCTTCATGGGGGATGCGTCCTATTCGATCTATCTGGTCCACGTGCTGGTGATCCGCGCGCTGGGGCGGTTGTTCGAGAGCGGGGTGGTCGCGGCGCCGGGGGATGCGGTCGTGGCGTCGACCGTGCTGGTCAGTTTGGCGGCGGGCGTGGTCGTGCATCTGTGGGTCGAGCGGCCGTTGTTGCGGTTGATGACGACTTCAAGAGACCGCCTTTCGCCTAATACGCCGTCATCCTAGGCCCTGCGCCTAGGATCCATAGACGCCGGAGTCGAGCGGCGAACACCGTGAGTATGGATCCTCGGGACAAGCCCGAGGATGACGAAATAAAAGGAAATCGACACGATGGTTTCGATCCGGTGGCCGTTCGGCCAGGCGGGGCGCAGGGGTGCGCCCGAGGCGAAGGAGAGCCGGGCCGGCGGGGTGATCGCCCTGTCGGGCGTCGGACGGCCGCGCTGGACGCCCAACGACTACGCCAGCCTGGCGCGCGAGGGGTATCAGAAGAATGCGGTGGCCTATCGCTGCATCCGCATGATCGCCGAGGCGGCGGCGTCCGCGCCGTTTGCGGTGTTCGTTGACGGGGCGCGCGACGATGACCATCCGCTGGCGAAACTGATCCGCCGGCCCAATCCCGAACAGTCCGGGGCGGAGCTGATGGAGGCGGTCTATGGCGCGCTTCAGGTGTCGGGCAACGCCTATGTCGAGGCGACCGGCGATGCGGACGGGGACGGGGCGCCGGACGAGTTGTGGGCGCTGCGATCCGACCGGGTGAAGGTGGTTCCGGGCCGGTCGGGATGGCCCGAGGCGTGGGATTATTCCGTGGACGGACGGTCGGTGCGGATCGGACGGTCGGCGGACGGCTGGGCGCCGGTGATGCACCTGAAGCTGTGGCACCCGCTGGACGACTGGTACGGGCTGTCGCCGCTGGAGGCGGCGGCGCAGGGGGTGGACGCGCACAATGCGGCCGGCGCCTGGAACAAGGCCCTGCTGGACAATGCGGCGCGGCCGTCGGGGGCGCTGGTCTATGGCGCGAGGAACGGCGAGCGGCTGACCGACGGGCAGTTCGAGGCGCTGAAGGATCAGTTGTCGAACGTCTATGCCGGGGTGACGAACGCCGGACGGCCGATCCTGCTGGAGGGCGGGATGGACTGGAAACCGCTGAGCCTGACGCCGGCCGAGATGGATTTCACCGCCGGCAAACATGCGGCGGCGCGCGAGATCGCCCTGGCCTTCGGCGTGCCGCCGCAGCTGCTGGGGATACTGGGCGACGCGACCTACGCCAACTATCGCGAGGCCAATGCGGCCTTCTGGCGCCAGACGGTGATCCCGCTGGTTCGAAAGGCGGCAGGGGCGATGACCGGCTGGCTGGGCGAACGGTTCGCGGGGTGCGAGGTGCGCGCGGACCTGGATGCGGTCTCGGCGCTGCAGCCCGAGCGGGATGCGCTGTGGGCGCGGCTGGAGGCGGCGAGCTTCCTGACCGAGGATGAGCGGCGCCGGATGGCGGGGGTGGGGGCGTGAGGGTGAATGGTGATTGGTGACTGGGGGCGGTCCCCAATCACGAGTCACGCCTCACGAGTCACGCGGCAAAGGAGAGCGAAATGACCGAACATCACATCCGGCGCGTGCCGACGGCGCTGCTGATCGCGGTGGTCGTGCAGACGGTGGGCGGCCTGGTCTGGGCCGGGGGCGCGGCGGCGCGGATCGCGACGCTGGAGCAGCAGGTCGGGGAACAGAGGCTGATCGCCGAACGGCTGGCCCGGCTGGAGACCCAGGGCGAGGCGACCGCGGCGGCCGTGGAGCGGATCGAACGGCGGTTGGAGGGTGGGGCGTGAGGGGTGAATCGGGACTGGTGACTGGGCGAGAGCATTCACGCATCACGAGTCACCACCCACCCCTTCAGATCGAAGGCTACGCCTCCCTGTGGGGTGTGGCGGACCTGAACGGAGACGTGGTGGCGCAAGGGGCGTTCGCGGACAGTCTGGCCCGGACCGGGGCCGAGGGCGTGCGGATGCTGAACCAGCATGATGCGCGGGCGCCGGTCGGGGTCTGGGAACGGATCGAGGAGGACGGGCGCGGCCTGTTCGTGCGCGGACGGATCGAGGACTGGTCGGCCGAGGCGCGGTTCGCCGGCGCGCTGAGCCGCGCGGGGGCGCTGGACGGTTTGTCGATCGGCTATCGCGCCGCCCGCGCGCGGCGTCAGGGGCGGTTGCGTGTGTTGAGCGCGGTCGAGCTGTGGGAGGTGTCGCTGGTGACGTTTCCGATGCTGCCGGGCGCGCGGTTCAGCGTGGTTTGAGGGCCTGGAAGGCGCCCTGGCGCTCCAGACGGTCGGCGAGGTCGGCCATTTTGGCGCGGCCCTTGGGGCTGTGGATGTAGCGCACGAGCCAGACGGCGACGATCACGGCGAAGACCCAGCCGGTGTGCAGCACCAGTTTGGCGAACAGGACGGCCAGCAGGATCAGCCCATAGGCGCCGAGATAGACCAGGGCCAGCCGGCCGCCGCGCGAGGCGGTCGGGTCCGACAGGCCGGACAGCATGTCCGCCACGCCGGGCGGGGCGGCGGAGACGGGCAGGGCGTGATCGGCCGGACGGGCCTCCGGGGTCGGGCGCGCGGCGGGCTGAGGCTGGACGGGCGGCTGGATCGGGACGCTGGGCCGGGCGGCGGGTTTCGGCCGGGGGGCGACCGGGGCGGGGACGCGGCGGGCGGGCCGGTAGAGGACGGACTGGCCCCGGTCGTCGACGGTGAAGACCTCGCCGAAGGGGGTGTTGGAGAAGTCGATGGCGCGGGTGTCCTGGCCATAGCTCTGGCCGTGCAGGGCCATCAGCCGGCCCTGACGCAGCTCGATCTGGAAGCCGAGGGGATCGGGCAGGTCGCCGACCATGACATGGACCGTGCCGAACAGGCCGGTGGCGTCGGGATTGGCCGTGCGCCGGTTGGCGTCGACCAGGACCTGGGAATAGAGGCCCGCGCCGGTGTTGCGCCGCAGCCCCGGCGAACTGGACGCCGCCTGCGCCGCCAGATCGGGCACGCTGTCGCCCATCTGCCAGGCCATGGCGTCCATGACGGCGCTCTCGAGCGGCGTGAGGTGGGACATCAGGCGTCTTCGTGATCCTGAAGCCGTTCTAACGGACTGCGTTTAGGAGCGGTCGATAGGTTGGGCAGATAGCGAGATAAGACCCAGATGGCTCCAGCGAGTCCCAAAAAGACTACCAACAGCAAGCCGCCGACCCTGTCGTCAATCCAAGTCGTTTCGCGGCTGATCCTTGAAACGAGCAACGCCGAAACCACCAGCCACCCGGCCCCTTCGTTCCAGGTGGAAAAGGGGACGAGGCGACCCAATCGGGTGCGCGGGAGCTTCGCTGGAGCGATCATTGGCGGACTCTAACGACGACGCGAGGTTCTTCAACTGGATGATACTCGAAAAGCACCTTGTTGTAGGACGGATGTGGGATGGTGGAAATCGGCCGGATGGTGGGCGGCTTGAGGTGTTCTGGTGGGTCGATCGGTTCAAAGTCGGTCGTGTCCCAGTCGAACTTTCTCGTATCAACGGTTCCTGTGAAGAACTCCATGAGGTCGATGACCTCGGCTTCATCCGTCCAAACGCGACACCCCGTGGGTCCGGCAAGCGTCTTTAGTTGAAAGAAAAAGATGACTTCCGACGCCCGAGCGACGGCTTGCGCGTGGCTGGATCGGATGCGCGTTATGCATCCGGTCCCGCTGTTGAAGCGAGAAACCACTTCGGCCTGAGCGAGGAAGCGGCGGAGGGCAGGCGCTTCTTCAATGAGCGTTTTTTCCAGTTCGTCGAACACCGCCAGTTCCAACGTGGTGAAGCCCGGCCCTTGGGTGGGTTGAAAGCCAAGCTTGTCGATCCATTCCCGGTAAATCCGAACCCCCTGTCGCAACCCGAGGGCAAGGCTGATCGCAAACGCGATCAGGTAGAGACCCCCTAAGCCTTTAAGCCAAATCACCGAATCTAGCCTGCTTCCGAAAAGGAAAAGCAGGGCGAAGGCGGCGGTCGGAATGGCGAAGGCCGCCGCCGCCCACGCCAGACGCTTCCTGCGCGTTGCTCGGCTTGGGCGACGATTGAATTTGTCCATACGTCCAGCGGTCACCGAGCGCTGCCGATAGAATTCGGGCGCAGCCCGACCCTAACCGCAACACGCGGTTCTTCAACCGGAGATATCATGAAAGAGACCAAACAGGCTTCCGCCTCGCCGGAGGCGCGCGTCGCCGTGCATGAGATGATGGCGGCGTTCGAGGCGTTCAAAGGGGCGAACGACGTCCGGCTGGAGGAGATCGAGAAGAAGGCGGCGGCGGACGTGCTGCTGGAGGAGAAGGTGGCGCGCATCGATCAGGCGGTGGCGGCGGCCCAGGCGCGGCTGGATCGGGTGATGAGCCAGAACCGGCGTCCGCTCATCGGCGGCGAGCCGGTCGAGACGGCGGCCGCGCCCGAGGCGAAGGCGGCGTGGGACGGCTATCTGAAGACGGGCCAGTCCCCTCATCTGGAGGTCAAGGCGGGCCTGTCGGGCGGCGCGACCTCGGGCGGCTATGTCGTGCCCTATGAGACCGAGCGGGCCATCGAGCGGCGTCTGATGGCGGTGTCGCCGATGCGCGAGATCGCCACGGTGCGGACGGTGGCGGCGGGCGTATTCAGAAAGCCGGTGTCGACGGCGGGCGTGGCCTCGGGCTGGGTGGCGGAAACCGCCGCGCGGCCGGAGACGGACCCGGCGACCTTGGCCCTGCTGGAGTTCCCGTCGGCGGACCTCTACGCCAATCCGGCGGCGACCCAGGCTCTGCTGGACGACGCCATGGTCGATCTGGACGAATGGCTGGCGGCCGAGGTCGAGGACGCCTTCGCCGCGCAGGAGACGCAGGCTTTCGTGACCGGCGACGGGACCAACAAGCCGCGCGGCTTCCTGAGCTATACGACCGTGGCGGATGCGAGCCAGACCTGGGGTCAGATCGGTTATGTCGCCTCGGGCGCGGCGGGCGGGTTCGCCTCGACCAGTCCGACCGACCGGCTGATCGACCTGATCTATGCGCCCAAGGCCCAGTATCGGCCGAACGGGCGGTTCGTGATGAACCGAAAGACGGTCTCGGCCGTGCGCAAGTTCAAGGACGCGGACGGAAACTACATCTGGCAGCCGGCGACGCGGCTGGGCGAGACGGCGAGCCTGCTGGGCTATCCGGTCACGGAGATCGAGACCATGCCGGACGTGGCGGCCAACAGCCTGTCGATCGCGTTCGGGGACTTCCAGCGGGGCTATCTGATCGTGGACCGGGCGGGGGTGCGGGTGCTGCGCGATCCCTATTCGGCCAAGCCCTATGTGCTGTTCTACACGACCAAGCGCGTGGGCGGCGGGGTGCAGAACTTCGACGCGATCAAGGTGATGAAGTTCGCCGCGACCTAGTCGCGGAGTGACGAGTGGTCAGTGGCGAGTGGCGAGTGGTCGCTCGCCGCTGATGTCTGAAACGGCGTCTTGATGGAGAAGGGGGTGGCGGTCTGGCCACACGCCACTCGTCACTCGCCACTTCCGAGCAAAGCGAGGTGACACATGGCGCAACCGGTGACGGCGGCGGAGGCGAAGCTGTTTCTGCGCGTCGAGCATGAGGCCGAGGACGGACTGATCGCCACACTGATCGAGGCGGCGCGGGCGAGGGTGGAGGCGGATGTGGGGTTGAGCCTCACCGCGACCTCTCCAGCGCCGCTGAGGCTGGCGATCCTGATGCTGGTGCTGCGGGCCTATGAGCGGGGCGATCCCGACATGGCCGTGGAGCCGGTGGAGGGCTGGATCGCGCCCTATCGCGTGGTGCGACTTTGATGGGGCGCTATCGGCCGTCGGCCTGCTTGAGCGCCGATATGAGGATGCTGGCGGGGCTGTTTCAGCCGGTCGAGGCCGAGACGCCGTATGGCGGGCGCAGCGTGACGTTCGAGCCGATGGGGTCGGTCTGGCTGAAAGGCGGGACGCGGCGGCGGGTCGAACGCGGCGAGGGCGATCAGCGCCGCGCGGTCGAGACGATGAAGGCCGAGACGCGGGCCGATCCCAGGCTGGCGGTCGGGCGGGTGCTGCGCTTCGGCGGGGCGGACTGGACGATCCGGCTGGTCGCGGACCTGCGGCCGGGGCGGGTCGAACTGGAGCTGGAGCGGACGCGATGAGGGATCACGAGGGCGCGCTGCAGAAGGCGATGATGGCGGCGCTGAAGGCCGATCTGACGCTGTCGGCCCTGATCCAGGGGCGGGTTTACGACCAGGCGCCGGAGGGGGCGACGTGCCCCTATCTGGCGCTGGGCCGGTGCGAGAGCCGGCCGGTGGCGGCGGACGGGGGCGGGGTCGAGCAGCGGCTGACCCTGACCGGCGTGTCGCGCTTCGCCGGATCGGAAGAGGCCAAGGCGATGGCGGCGGCGGCAAGGGCGTGTCTGCACGAAACGAGGCTGGAGGCCGACGGGGTGCGGACGGCGACTCTGAGGGCGACCTTCGCCGATGTCTTCCCGGCCGGCGACGGGCGGCGGACTTATGCGGTGGTGCGGCTGAGGGCGGTGACGGAAGAGGTGAGTGGTGAGTGGTGAGTGGTGAACCGTGACGGCCGCCCGTCACTACTCACGATTCACCACTCACCATCAATAAGCAAAGCGAGGACGACATGACCGCACAGGCGGGCAAGGACATGCTGCTGAAGATCGAGGGCGCGCCCGGCGTGTTCACGACGGTGGCGGGGTTGAGGGCGAGGACGATTTCGCTGAACGCCAAGACCGTGGATGCGACGGACGGCGACAGCGCCGGGCGGTGGCGCGAACTGCTGGCGGGGGCGGGCGTCAAGTCGGCGTCGGTGTCGGGGCAGGGCATCTTTCGCGACGCGGCGTCGGATGCCTTGGTGCGCGAGGCCTTTTTCGATCAGGCGGCGAAGCGGTGGCGGCTGATCGTGCCGGATTTCGGGGTGCTGGAGGGGCCGTTCCTGGTAGCGGCGCTGGAATACGCCGGTGAGCATGAGGGCGAGGCGACGTTTGCGCTGAGCCTGGCCAGCGCGGGGGCGATCGGGTTCAGCGCGGTTTGAGAGAGCGTGAAGGGTGATGCGTGAGTCGTGAGGCGAGGAGCAATCACGAAACACGATTCACCACTCACCAAAAATCGGAACTGGAGGCGCCATGAATGCGGCGAGAGGCGAAACGGCCGTGCTGCTGGGCGGCGAGCGGCGTCGGGCGTGTCTGACGCTGGGGGCGCTGGCGGAGATCGAGACGGGGCTGGGCGTCGATGGGCTGGCGGCGGTGGCGGAGCGGATGAAGACGCTGTCGGCGAAGGATCTGATGGTGGTGCTGACGGCGGTGCTGTGCGGGGGCGGGGAGAGTGCGCCGGACGTGGCGGGGGTCGATCCGCGCGAGGCGGCCGTGGCGGTGGCGCAGGCGTTCGCGGCCGCCGCGGCATGACCCCCTGGGGCGAGATGTTGAGGCGGGCCGCCGCCCTGGGCGTGGCGCCCGAAGCGTTCTGGCGGCTGTCGCTGAAGGAATGGCGGATGCTGACCGAGACGCCCCGGGCGGCGACGCCGATGGGGCGACAGGGATTGGCGCGATTGATGGAGACTTGGCCGGATGGCGGATGAGTTCGGACGGGACCGGATCGACGATGTCGCCCTGCGCGCGGCGGAGGCCGGGGCGGCGCTGGAGGCGTTGAAGGCGCCGACGGAGGAGGCGGCCGACGCGATCGAGGCGGCGTTCGGGCGGGCCGGGGACAGCCTGACCCGGTCGCTGGCGCGGGCGGCGGCGGACGGGGAGGTGTCGCTGGCCGAACTGGCGCGGGCGGTGCTGAATGCGGTGAACGCGGCGGCGGGATCGAACGGCGGCGGACTGAGCGCCGCGATCCAGGCGGCGATGTCCAGCTTCGGCGGGGCGCGGGCGGACGGCGGGCCGGTGCTGGGCGGGGGCGCCTATCTGGTCGGAGAACGTGGGCCGGAGGTGTTTCGTCCCTCAACGAGCGGCGAGATCGGGCCGGTCTCAGGCGGCGGGGTGACGGTCAATGTGACGGTGGACGGCGGGGCGCCGGCCTTGCTGCGGTCCGAAGCGCAGATCGCCCAGATGCTGGCGCGGGCGGTCAGTCTGGGCGCGCGGAGGATGTGA